GGCGACTATTATTGCAGACTGCGAGCGCGAGTTTTCGATTCCCGCGTTTCGTAGCCTTTATCAATGGTTCGAGTTCCTTCGACATGTTAATGTAAAGTCGTTGGATTTGCAAAAAGAGAATGAAAGTTCTTATATTGCCTTTGAATCAGAGATTGCAACTTGGTCGTATCAGACCGTCGATTGTGATGAACTTGCTTCAATCCTTACGGAGTGGAGCTCGGACTTCTCTTGCGATGATTTGAGACCGTGCCACGGACCCGGAGCCATCTCAGGCTACAAGGGACGATTGGGACAGGGAGTAAAGGATTGTACACTGGAGACTGACATGCGGCTAGATTACTTTCTAGCGCGGACTGCTCCTGTCTTTCCTTATTTTCCGGTTCCTCCTCCCACTTGTCTGAGAAGGCAAAATGAAATCGTATTCGTCCCTAAAAAGATGGATACGAACCGAGTCATCTCTAAGGAACCGTGTACCCTTGCCTATTTTCAGCAAGGAGTACTACGCGCAATGATTGCGACGATTTTTGATCGTGAATCCTTGAGAGGGCACGTGAGGCTATCTGACCAGGTAAGATCGCAAGATTTTGCTTGGGAAGGAAGCGTCACGGGGGGGTACGCTACGTTGGATCTCTCCAACGCGAGCGACTCCGTAACTCTCGCACTAGTCAAAGCGTGTATTCGTCAGCCGGCGTTACGCCGAGCACTGATTTGTACGCGCTCAGACTTCGCTAAGATGCCGTCAGGCACCCGAGTGAGACTGCGGAAATTTGCGCCTATGGGATCAGCTGTGTGCTTTCCTGTAGAAACGCTCATCTTTGCAGCCATATGCGAGCTGGCAGTGCGGAAGGTTTCTGGCCGTAAGTCGCAGTCTGATGACTACGTCGTTTACGGTGATGACATCGTTATCCGTGCAACATATACTTCTGTGTGTCTGGACCTCCTTCAACGGTTTCATTTTACCGTTAATGTGAGGAAAAGCTTCAGTGGAAATGGCTGCTATCGTTTTCGAGAGGCTTGCGGAGGTTATTTCCTCAATGGTGAGGATGTGACTCCCGTTCGTATCTCAAGGCGTATAGCTCTTATGCACCCAGAGCAACGAAATCATCAGATCGGG